GACAGAGAGAGGGTACGAGAGCTAGAAATGGAAGTTGCAGAGCTGAAGACCAGGGGTGGGCAACAACAAGTAGTGTATGGACAAGGAGTGGACGAAGAAGCAAGGAGAGAGATTGCCGATATTTGGAGAGTGTTGAAAGAGGTTGAAACACAACAGAAGGATGTTAATGAGTTAAGATTTAAGGTAGATAATATTATATTGGAGAACTCTGGAGGCTCTTATATACCAGATGGAGTGAGATGACAAAACCAAAATCACCTAAAAAATATTGTTACAGTTGTGGGACTCTCCTAAAAGCGAAAGTTGGAAGTACTACTTACAACGAGGATACAGGAAAGCCAGACTATTATTGGATATATTTTTGTCCAAACAATCTTAAAAAACCCTGGTGGAGGTTTTGGCAAGAACATGATATTACAGAGCCATATCCTGACCTGGTTTGTTAATACCATTATGACAAAATCTAAGCGAAACAAGAGTGGGTGGGAAGAGAATAATTTACTACTCGACAGCAACAATTGACTTTATTTCCAAACTCAAGAAAGAATTAAAGGAGGGGAATAGATGAAGAAAATTAAGTTTCCTTACATGGACGAAACAGTGTACGTCGAAAACAATGGGTTTCTAAGTACATGGTGTTGTAAGTGTGGGAATAGACATATTTGGCATTTTAAAGTCTTTAAACATAAAGGGAAGCAAATGATTGAAATGTCGGGTTTTCAAGATGACAAAGGAACGCAACTGAGAGAGTTCTATGACAAAAGAAAATAGCCCAGCATTAGGACTAGACTTAGGTATCAGAACCATAGAAGACAGGGTGGTTGATGAGATAGTAGAGCTTGTGTGGAAAAAGATTAAGTAAACTTATATGCCCAAGACTATCTATAGAAACCATCGGGAAGTAAACCAGTTACAAGAAGACATAATGAAATTTGTTGATTGGTGGGTACATGAGGAAAAAACTCCTGTACCCCACAAGGAAATTATTGCTAAAATGAAAGAGGAAGGGGTTATAGCAATTACCACTATTAAAGCTCTTGGGTCTTTGATTAAAAAGGGATATCTTAGACGCGGATACATCAGCAGCAACAAGACTTTCTATGTACAGCTAAGGAGAATATGAAGAACCCGGAAGAAAAAAAAGTAGGTGTAGAAATTCGCAATACACCGACTTTTAAGTTAAAGGATAAGGAAAGGAGGCAATATCAGCCGATACATCTCGTCAAGCAGTTTGGATTTGTACCAGAAACTATTGTCATCCGAAAAGTCCAGGGAAAAAACAACACCTTTTTTATTAGTGCGATATTAACTGAGAAGGCGAAAAAGGCAAGGAAACAGCTTCCTCAGATCGTTTCTAAGGCGAATCAAAAGAAATAGTGGTATAATGTGATAACCAAACTCTTATGATTAAGAACGGTAAAAGTAACTCAAAGAATCCCTACAAAAAGGCAGAATTTGAAGCCTTCATACAACTCATCAAAGGAAACACAATAGCCCACTGGGTACAAATCGCACAGGCACTAGGGATTGACCCAACCACAATAACTGATTGGAAGAAACATCCACTGGCAAAGAAAGCTATCCGGGACGGAATAGAGAGAGCCACAGAGGAAATGGAGAAAGCCGGAAAGGATGACTGGAAAATGTGGGAGAGTAAGTTGAAGATGCTTGGTATGTCCCCTGTTGAAAAATCGGATATTACTTCTGACGGGCAACCGATACCCACACCTATATATGGAGGATCTTCAACAAAGCCGAAAGTTTAACTTCGTTGATACTTCTGCAACCAAAAGGATATTTGAACTCGATAAGAGAATAAGGGCGGTCACTGGAGGTACTGGGGCTTCCAAAACAGTGTCAATTCTCATTTGGCTCATTGATTACTGTCAATCTCCTAAGAACCAAAACAAACTTGTTAGCGTAGTTTCCGAATCGTATCCCCATCTTTTGGGTGGTGCGATGTTGGACTTTGAAATGATTATGAAAGATAGAGAATATTGGGAGGATTCCCGATGGGTGAAGAATCCACGGACAGTCTATACGTTTGAAACAGGCAATAAGTTAGAGTTTTTCTCTGTTGATACTTACGGCAAGGCACACGGCCCAAGGCGAGATGTTTTGTTTGTCAATGAATGTAATAACTTGGCGTATAACATTATAGATCAGCTTATTGTTCGTACTCGCGAAACTATATGGCTTGACTGGAACCCTGTCAGTGAATTTTGGTTTTATACTGAAATGATGGGAATCCGCGACGACATTGATTTTATAACGCTTACTTATAAAGATAACGAGGGGTTGGACGAGTCTACAGTTAAAGAGATTGAATCACACAAGCACAACCGGGCATGGTGGCAAGTATACGGACTAGGGCAACTTGGAGACTTGGAAGGAAAGATATACACAGACTGGCAAGTAATAGACGACATACCAGAGGAGGCGAGGCTGGAGAAGTATGGTTTAGACTTCGGCTATAGTGTTGATCCAACTGCATCAGACGCAATTTATAAATGGAACGACTCTATTATTCTTGATGAGGTGATTCACCAAAAGGGTTTGAGTAATAGACAAATTGCAGAGTTGTTTCTTAACTTACCAAGGGCTTCAGTTATCGCAGACAGCGCAGAACCAAAAAGCATTGACGAGATAGCGAGTTTTGGTGTACCCATATTCCCCAGCACTAAAGGAAAAGACTCGATTCGTCAAGGTATTCAAGTAGTTCAAGACCAGAAGGTCTTTATAACAAAAAGAAGTGTCAATACATTAAAAGAATACAGAAACTACTTATGGAAAGTGGATCGGGAGGGAAAGACTACTAATGAACCTGCTGATATTTGGAACCACCATATGGACGATATTAGATATGCAATATCTTCTGGCAAGGGAACAGTTGTATGGGAACCGGGCGATCCAGGCGGAGTAAAACCCTTCCTTGAAGGAGTAGGCTAGCTACTTGCCTTAGAGTAAATCAGTGTTATATTCTTAATATATGGCAGACGTTGAACCAGAAAACTTAGAGCTTCAGATGCTCTCGAACAACAAGCAGAGCGGATTCGAATATCGCAGAAGACGTGAGGAACCTTGGCGAGAGAATTACGAGCTTTACCGGGACAAAGTAATAGTAAACCGCTTGACACAGAGGCAGTCTGTAAACCTTCCTTTAATGAAAACACAGCTCCGCACTATCCTTAAGGATATTGACGATATGCCGGTAATAGTCTTCGAAAACTTGGACAATGACAAACAAGCACAGCTATTCCAGAATGAGTATTGGAAGAAGACGCTTGAATTAAACAACGCAGAACTACAAGATATTGTTGATAAAAAACAAAACTTCTTCTTTGGCAGAACTTTTGACTCTTGGCAGATAGAAGATGGAAAGATTGTATTTGATATTGAAGACAGTGAAGATATCTTGGTTGACAGGTTTATGAATCCTTATGACATTGATTCATCAAGGTTTCTGATCCATTTACACATATTCAAACCACTTAGTAGCCTAAAGGAGAACCCGGACTACGATCAAGGAGAGGTAGCGAAGCTAGAAGACTTCTTTAAGTCCCAACTGGGGATAGTAAAAGCAGCAGATAATGAAAACTCATTACAAGAGAAGAATAAGAAGCTGGCCGATATGGGAGTAACCGACATTGAAGACCCAGTATTGGGAGAAACCTATGTAGAACTTACTATACACTCTGTATTTAGAAACGGTGAAAAGATTGACGGAAAAGAAGTTCCAGAACAGATATTTACATACGTTGAGGCTGAGGAAAGAACAATTCTAATGAAGAAGCCCCAAGAGGAAATAATCGGGGTAACGAAGGATCATTACTGGAGAAGCCACTACAGGTACAACACTTGGGGAGATGATATAGACAAACAAGACTTCTGGACAGATGGGATAGCTGATATTATCAGAACGCCTAATAAAGTTATCAACTCCTGGTTTAGCCAAGAGGTCGAGAGAAGGACTCTTTCTAACTTTGGTATGCACTACTATGATTCTTCGTTAAAAGCAGAAGGATTTATACCTAGTACGTTTGAACCTCGCCCTTGGGGTTGGTATCCAGTGCCAGGGAAACCATCTGAGGTGCTTCAAAAGGTGGAGTTACCCGGAGACGCAGGAAACCTAGAGTTTAATACTTGGGTGGTTGGAATGATTGAAAAGGCTACGGGTGCAACTTCTACTCAACAAGGGGTACAAACTGAGCGTAATATCACGCTAGGCGAGGTGGAACTGGCTCAAGGAGAAGCTAAGGCAAGAGTACAGGGTATGTCTAAGTTCTATACTCATGCATGGAAACAAAGAGCAGAGAAGTTCTTGAAGTTAGTTGAAGCAGCCCCGGAGAAGTTGGATGCTGTTAAGATATACAAGGAAGGGAAAAACACAGACGATATTTTTGAAAGAGAAATATCCCCTAGCGATTGGATGACAAAAGCTGGGTACAGAGTTAAGGTTTGGAGCCAAGATGAAAAGAAGGCTAACGACACAGACACCCTTGTAAAACTAAATGCGGTTATGGTAAATATGCCAGATAATCCTAAATTGAGAGAAATTCACCAGAGGAAATTACTTGAGTTTGCGGATTTAACACCTGATGAGTTAACTGCGGTTATGGATTATGAGAAAGAGAAACTGAATGTATTACCGCCGGTGGGTCAAGGTATACCGCAGCCAGGGCAACCACAATTGCCACCGCCACCGCCTATTAACCAACCTATACAATGATTGACGAACTAGAAAAAAAGTACGGATTTAAAGTAGAGAATCTTAACGCTGAGGAGCGGGAATCGTTCTTTAAGATGCTTGAGGATGTTAATAAGTCCCGGATGGGCCCAGAGAAGTTAAGAGAGTATGTTATCTCCATGCGGGAGGCAGTTGAAAGAGAGTTGGTCAATGAGCCAGAGTTTATTAGAGTATTTATCTTCAAGTTTGACAACAGGAAACAAATATTCCTCAAGGCTAGGCTTCTGAACTATTTATTGCTAGAAGCGTTCTTAGTCTCTCCAGAGAGGGCCAAAGCACAACTAGAAGAAGCACTAAGTAATATAGGAAGGAGGATGGGATAATATGCCGAGAGTTAAGGTAAAAGGTAAAGTTAAACGCTTTCCATATACAAAAGCAGGTCGCAAGGCTGCTACTAAAGCAAAACGTAAGAAGTAATTGACAAAAGATACACTTGTGTTCTAGTATAAATGAGTGGATCCAAAGTCAAAAGAGTATCTTGATAAAATTCTTGAAAAAAATCTGGAAGAACTTACGGAAGACGAAAAGAGCTTTTTGAGAGCGAGAAGATCATATCTTAAGAGAGCAGACTTAGAAGAGTACAAAGGTGTACTAAACCAAACCTCCAAGAAGGAGCCGGTAAAAAAGAAAAATGGCAAAGCCTAAAGGACACGTTAAACCCACAAAAGAAGAATTAGAAGCACAGGAAAAAGCAGCCCTCGAAGAAGCTGAAAAGTTGAAAGATAATCCTCCAGAGGAAGACCCTCCAGAAGCTACTCCAAGCGAACCTGCACCATCGGAGCCAGAACCTAGCGAGCCACCCCCTCCTGAGCCGGATGCCGACCCCAGCGAGGCAGTTCCATCCAAAGAGCTATACAAGAAGAAATTTTCTGATTCTTCCCGTGAGAACCAAAAGATTTACGCCAAAAATAGAGTTATCAGTAAAGCATTAGCTGATGCTGAGGACGTACCAGATCCAACAGAAGAAGAACTTGCAACAGAGTTTTCCGATTGGGACATGATGAGCGAAACCGAAAGGACTTTTGCAAGAGAAGCGGTTATAAGTCGGCGTTGGAGGCAAACAATATCAGAGGCTAAGGAACAGGCTACTAAGATAGAGAAATGGAACGAATCAGTAGAAACTTTTGTAGATGATCCTAAAACATTAGTTGATAATCCAGAACTTGAAGGCAAGACAGACAAGTTTAAGGAGTTTGCAACCGAAGAAACTAACAACAGTGTGCCGTTTAACATACTTATTTCTGCTTTCTTGCATGAACACTCTAGCAGTAAATCCCCAAATAAAGGGAGGATGTTTGAAAAAGGAAGTGGCGGGCCAAACGATAAACCGAAACCGAAAGACGGGAAGATAACACTAGAAGAAGCCCGGAAGTTAAGAGAAACAGATTATAACAAATACAGGGAATTTTTGACATCCGGAAAGATAGAACAGAATGTTTAAGCACAAATTTTATAGTAGTGCTAATTCTTCAGATTTTCTCTTCATTCTCCAGTAGACACTATAACATCTGCTACACATCCCTTTTGCAAAGTATTTACGGCGAGTTTGTTCACAAACGATACACCGAACATACCATTTACTCCATTCTGATTTCCTTCTTCTTTTTGGCGGAATGTAAAATCTCCCCTTTTTTAATTTTTTGTTAATTTTTTTTGTTATCTCACTATAGTGCAACTCGTAGTGACAGCGCGGGCATACTGGTAATAAGTTTTTGATATGGTTATTGTGAGTATTGCCGTCAATATGATGAAGCTGGCTTGCATCCTGTCTGCAAATTTTACAACCACCCCTCAACTTTTGTAGTTGTTCCTTATTAGTACCCCACCTTGACACATAATTTCTGACAATTTGGTGAACTCTTTGACGACTTGTTCCTAAAATTCGGGCAACTCCAGATTGGGAATGTCCATTTCTGATAAACATTAAGGCTAGGTGTCTATTGTTCACTGATAAACTATACCTAATTATATTGACACTTGTCAATTTGACAAGAGATAACATACCCCTTTATAGTTACAAATAGATAACTTCCTAACCCCATCTAGGGACGGTAAAAGAAATCTTCATCTTTTACTAAATGTCAGCATACGGAACAAAACTAGCAGAAGGATTTTCAAGCAAAGTCATGCAGTGGGTGTATGACAATAACTTGATTGATATTGTCGTAAACAGAAACTACGAAGGTGAAATTAACGGTGTAGGCTCCAAACTTAATATCCTCGACTTTGATAAACTTTCCGAGCAGACTTATGCGGATGCAGCACTTACAGCAGATGCTCTAACGGAAAATAACGGCCAGCTAATTATAGATCAGTATAAATCCTTCTACTGGAAAGAAAAGACTCTTGCAAGGTGGCTGTCTTACATTAAGACTCCGCATCCTTATATTGTTACCCAGGTTGGTAATGAGAGAGCAAAAAACATGGACGAATTTGCTCTTGCACTTTACACTGATGTTGGAGCAGGAAACAGAGTTGGAACAGATGTAACCACAGGAACAGTTACAGTTGATGTAACCACAGGTCTTGTAACAGGAGCCGGTACTACATTTACTTCAGCTATGGTGGGTCAAGGATTCAAGGCAGACGGACACTCAACATGGTACAGAGTTAAGACCTTTACAAACACAACCTCAATGGTTATTGAAGATGATCTTGATGACATAGATTCCGCTTACACAGGTGGAGCAATTGCAGCTACAGCTACATTCACAGTTGAGAACGCATCAGTGCTAACCATCACAGCAGCAAATATCCTTTCTAAGGTTGCAGCTTTCAGAGAGAAACTTAACCTAGCCGAAGGAAATGGGTATACAGCAGTACCAGATTCGGACAGATTCTTGATTGCACCTCCAGAGTTTTTCACAATACTAACTCAAGGAACAGGTATTGCTCTCCATGTAGACGAAGCATACCAAGACTTAGTTAAAAAGGGATACATGGGTCAACTACAGGGATTCAAACTCTTTATGAGTAATAGACTTACTGGAGACAACACAGCCGGATACCACGTTATTGCAGGACACCCAGGATGGATGACATTTGCAGAGAAGGTGCTTGACGCAAGAATGGAAGAAGACTTAATTGGAGATTTCGGTACAGCTTACAAAGACCTATTCGTGTACGGAGCCAAAGTAAAGGATCACACTCGACACATGGCTTGCGAAGGACTTTGGAAGTTTTAACAAGTAAATAATTAAGTATTACACTTGGGAGCTTGGGAAAAAAAGGGCTACCTCCCTAAATCCCATTTAAGTTCCCTTTTTTATTGGGAAGAAAAATGGCTATTTTTAGAATTAAAGAAGATTTACCAAGAGAAACAAGAGACGAACTCACAAGGGTTGAGGCTATTGCTAGTGCGCAGAGAACAACAACAGAGGCAAATTTCTTAACAGCCCTTGCTCCCTACAGGACAAATAGAGTTTTAAGGTGGGACACCTCGCTTTTAGACTCTCCACAGAATAAATTAAGACACGCTTCGGGAGACAACATATTGGAAGCAGAAGGAAACACGCTTCCTACTGGTGATTCTGGTTTTAAACAAGGAGCAATTTTCTATGACCTTACTAAGACAGGTGGAAATGCCTATGTTAATACAGGTACAACCGATGCTTCTATTTGGACACTACCAACTCCGGGGGTAGCATCACCATCAGCATCAGTAAGCCCATCTGCAAGTACCAGTGCTTCTCTATCACCAAGTGCAAGTACATCAGTATCGGCATCAGCCAGTCAGAGTTTCTCGGCCTCAGAATCGAAGTCGTCAAGCCCATCGCCATCTCAAAGTCCATCTGCTTCTGGTAGTGCATCCGGTTCGGCATCAGGTTCAGCCAGTGGTAGTGCCAGTCTTAGCCCATCATCGTCAGGATCGGCTAGTGGTTCAGCATCCCTCAGTCCATCTGGGAGTGCGAGCCCATCAGCATCAGGTTCAGCCTCTGGGAGTGCGTCTGGCAGTGCATCAGGTTCAGCTAGTGGCAGTGCGTCTTTGAGCCCATCAGCATCATCTAGTGCGTCTGTAAGCCCATCATCCAGTGCAAGTGGATCAGAATCACCATCTCAAAGTCCTTCTGCTAGTGCGAGTAAGTCAGCTAGTGCATCTCTTAGCCCATCCGGGAGTGCTAGTCCATCATCTAGTGGATCAAGTTCAAGCTCGGCATCTTACAGTCCATCAGCATCAGTATCACCAAGCGCAAGTGCAAGCCCATCGGCATCAATATCATTCCCATAGTGAGGAGTTAATATGATACAAGTAACAATAGGAGGATCAGTACCAAAAGTTCAAAATATAACGGTATCTACTGAGATAATCGCCATTAGCTTCGCAGATGACATAGGTAGTGCATCTATCCGTACGAGAAATGATGCTGCATTCCGTGTCTATAATGGAGCGCTTGGTGGCGCTTACTGGACTGTTCGTGCTGGAGAGGTTTTAGAGTTGGATATTGCCCCAGGTTCGGACAACCCAGCAGTCTATATTAGAACTGACTCAGCAGGAACCGATACGTTGGAGATCCTGAGTTTAGCTATCTAATATGAGCCACGCAAGAACAAAAAATTCACTTGGGAGACTATATAGTCATCTACTTTGGACACCGGATGCTACCTATGATATAGGAGCTTCAGGAGCAAATAGACCCCGTAACCTTTATTTAAGCGGAGACGCAGTTATTGGGGGCGATATAACTGTTTCTGGTGTTTCCGATGGCCCCTTCACTGTTACTACAGCCAATGCAGCAGCTTTAGCAGTTGGAGCCAATGGCAATACTAACCCTGTACTTAGAGTAGGTACGGACACAGGTTCAGTTAAAACAGGACTTTTAATTCAAGGTGCAGCAGAAGCAGGAGGTCTCGCTTTATCGGTAATAACTTCTGGGACAAATGAAGATTTAACTATTGACGCCGCAGGTTCAGGAACAATTACTTTAGGAGGCACTTCAACAGGAGTTATTGCTATGGAACGTGACGCTACCATAGCTAATGGCTTTGGTTTGATAATTGGAAATGCTACACAGATAACAAACCTTCCTAACGGCCTTACGCCCGAACTTGAGATTTTAGGTACTGGTGGTAATGATTCCAATGCTGCCTTGGGTCGCTGGTCTGCCGATTCAAGTGGACCAGGCTTCTCTTTCGTCAAATCTAGGAGTGGTACTATCGGTACAGCCACAGTTGTCCAAGACAACGATGTTGTCGGGGATATTTTATGGGGTGCTGCTGATGGGGCAAATCATCACACCGTTGTTGCTCAAATCCGTGGCGAAGTTGATGACGCATCCCCAGCAAGCAATAGTATTGGTGGAGCATTAATTTTTAGTACAGCAGCAGGAACGAGTTCTGACGATATTACTGAATCCTTCCGTATTGATAATGCTCAACGAATGATTCTTGGGCGTGGTGCAGGAACGGTATATGGAACAAACAAATCCTGGTTAGATATTGTGGGTAATCAAGGAAGTGATGGAACAATGGGGATAAACGTAAGTTTGTTCTCAGCTAGTGCTGCTGAAACCCCACTCCTTAATCTACAAAAATCTAATCACGGCACACTAGGGAATTACACTGCGGTAGACGATCAAGATGAGTTAGGACGTGTGAATTTTAAGGGAAGCGACTCTGGTGGTTTTATAGTTGGTGCTTCCGTTTATGCCGAGGCAACAGCTACTGCATCTAGCAATAGTATATCTGGGAGGCTAATATTTGCTACAACAAATGCTGGAACAGTTCCAACAGACCGATTAACGATAGACGAAACAGGTGCTATTACTATTGCAGCAGCCGCCAGCCAAATAATCCCTGGTGCTACATCTTTTGCTATACGTAATAATGCTGATACTGCCAATAACCTCCTTATTCTTGATAACGGCAATGTTGGTTTGGGAGGTACATCGCCAACTACCACTCTAGGAATCCAGAAGTCTACTTCGTCAGTTGAATCGGATGTTTACCCAGGTATCCGTATCCAGAACGACTCGACTGCCACAGCTTCATATGTGCGTCACTATATGAAGGCAGGTACGGCTATACTTAACCTTCTAGTGGACGGTGTAGTGTCAAATCATATCTTATTTGGAACTGAAAGTTCTCATCCTCTGAAGATTCAGACAAATTCCGTTGTAAGGTTGACACTCGCTGCTACTGGTCTCGCTACTTTCACGGGTCGTGTTATCACAGACGACACCACAGAATCTACTAGCGCAACAACTGGTTCTATACAAACAGATGGAGGTCTTGGGGTTGCTAAGGACCTTTTCTTGTCAGGAGTTATGAGGCATGGTGCAGCAGGCTCATTAACAATAGCTAGTGGAGCAGTTGCTGTAACCAAAACATTTCACACTCTAGTTGTAGAAGGTGGAGCAGGAGCTGGTGCTGATACGTTAGTCACAGCAACAGGTGGTGCAGAAGGGGATATCCTAATCTTGAAAACAACTACCTCTGGAGCAAATGATCAAGTTACAGTCTCTGATACTACAGGTGCAGACACTTTTGTCCTTGCAGGTGCTGACTTTGTTATGGACCACATAGATGACCGACTCATATGTATCCACAACGGAACTGAGTGGGTAGAAATTTCCAGGAGTAGCAACTCCTAAAGTTGACCAAATAGTCTATAATGTGTAAAGTATAGAGACATGAAACTTTCGTACTCTGATAGAATCAAACTCTCCAACATACTTCCTCCAACAGGCAACGTAATAACTATTCGTATATTAGATGACCTCAGAAGGAATCTCTCAGCTACAGAAAAAGAAGTAAAGAAATATAAAATTAAACTTGTTCCACAACCAGATGGAAAAAGTAGCATTAGTTGGAATCCAGAGTTTGAAGCGGATATAGAGATAGGAGATGCAGCCAAGGATATTATCATAAAACGGCTAAAGGAAATGAGCGACAAAGAAGAATTGACGATTGACCTTCTTCCTATATACGATTTATTCTTTCCAAAGGAAAAAGAGAAAAAATGATTGTTAAAGTAACTGATGCTGATAGGGCCATTAGTATTTTGAAAAAAGTGGCTTTGACGAAGGTTTCTTCTACCTCAATCTCCATTTCTGACAAAAACCAAAAAGCACTTTTGCAAACGTGGGCTGACAAAGTAGATAAAAAAGAGGGGTTTGATTGGTGGGAGTACAAAACTATGTTGGATTTTGTTAATGCCGAGATAAAAACACGGGGAGGAAAGATAACATATAATGTTGGAGGTACTTTGGAATTAGGACAACTGCTTAACAAATTATCTTCTTAGACTAGCTTCGGTGGCCCGTTTTTCTATTGACTTCTGTAATAGAATGTATAAAATGTGTGTATGAGGCGGTTTAATGTCTTCTTGGAAATAAAACAAATTAACTTCTTAGAGAAACTTCCGGGTAAAGTAAGCGAACACGTAAGAATTGCTGTTGGTAAATACATTCAGGAAATGAAGGGCTTAAATGCAAGTGCTTCGCAATCAGGGAAAGCAGGTGAGTAATATGAAACAGACACTAACACCTATAAAGAGAACTACTGGAAAGTCTATAACAATGTCTTTTCTTCAAGCGATGGAGAAGATTATAGAAGGAAAGAAGGTTGCTAGAATATCCTGGGGGAATGCCGACTATTGTTTACTTAAAAGTGAGTGGTTGACTATTTACACTAGGGGTGCATTTTATACATGGTCAATTTCAGAAAACGACATAACTGATGCACAAGATTGGATAGTAGTAAAAAGAGGAGATGACAGACCTAAGCGTAATCATACCCAATAGAAATTCACCCTTTACCACACAAACAATAGAAGATGTTTTGAAAAATGCTGGGTGCCGTGTGGAAGTTATTGTAAACGTGGACGAAACTTGGCCGGAGCCTCTTTCAGAAGATGCTAGAGTACATTATATTCATCCAAACTCCCCAGTCGGGTTAAGACAAGGAGTAAACAACTGCGTAAAGCTAGCCAAGGGTAAATACATAATGAAGTGTGATGACCACGTAATGTTTGGTGAGAACTTCGGCAAAATACTCGCAGAGAACCATCAAGAAGATAATTGGGTGCAGATTCCCCGGCGTTATGCTCTTGATGCTGAAAACTGGAAAATAGAAGAACGAACCGATGGTAAATACCCAATTGATTATATGTATATAGATTTTCCACGGAAGGGTAAAAATCATGATGACGGGATGCACGGTGTACCTTGGAAAAGACCAGAAAGAGATAAACAGATTATGGATGAATTTGATTTTCCGATAGACGACACACCCTCAATGCAGGGTTCATGCTACTTTATGACTAAAAATCATTTTGATAACTTCTTGGGTGGATTATCGGAGGAAGGATATGGTCAGTTTGCTCAAGAGAGCCAAGAGATAGGTTTTAAGACATGGTTAGGTGGCGGAGCTTTGAAGGTCAATAAAAAGACATGGTATGCCCATCTTCATAAGGGAAACAGGTACGGAAGGATGTATAAGTTCCCCGGCGGGACAGTAAATGCAAGTAGTTGGAGTGCTGATTACTGGTTAAACAATCGTTGGGAGAAACGTATACATGATTTTGCTTGGTTTATTGATGAGAAGTTTCCCGGTATGCCAAGTTGGCCGGAAGATTGGAAACAGCAGATAAAGGAGATGGGATGGACACACTAACTAAATTGGCTATCAAGTATAAAACTGACAAGTGGGGTAAGCATCACTACACCCCTTTTTACTACGATCTATTCAAAGACAGACGAAATGAGGTTAAAAAAGTCCTTGAGATAGGTACAGGAGAGGGTGCTAGTCTTTTTATGTGGCACGACTTCTTTCCCAATGCAGAGATATATGGAGCCGATATAGACGATAGTAGAGTTCCACCTTACTTAATTAGTGAATGGCCTCGTTTACATATACATAAATGCGACCAATCCTCTGCTGGAGAATTAGAGGGTCTAATTAAGATGACAGGCCCAAACATTGATTTATTTGTGGATGATGGTTCCCATGAGCCAGAAGACCAGATTTCTACTTGCTTAACAATTGTACCCATGCTTAAAAAGGGCGCAATTTATGTTATTGAAGATGTAGCTGACGAAAATGTAGCAAAGGAGTTATTAAAGAGATACCCGGCAGAACCTTTTTGGGTAAACGTAAAAAAGGTAGGTAAGCGTTATGATGACAGACTAATAATTGTGGGGAACACGAATGGCTAAAGTATCAATACTAATACCAGCAAGGGGAGAGAGTTCAGATAATCTTCACAGAACACTACAAAGTATTAGTGCTAATGCCACCGGAGAACACGAAATAATTATTGGATTTGACGGATTTTCAGAAAACGACAAGATAATTTCAGAAACACTCGCATATCCAGATGATATTAAATTTATTCCTTTCCCTTCAGTAGTGGGTATAAAAACAAACATCAATGCCATGGCTGCTATGGCTACCGGAAAGTATATCTACAAATCTGATGCTCATTGCTCCTTTGGTAAAGGTTTTGACGAGATACTTCAAGCTGATATGGAAGATAATTGGATAGTAATGCCTCGCTTCAAGATAATTAAAGATGATTGGAGTATTCAGATGAGGGACGGGCAAGAAGAGTTCTATGATTACTTTTATCTCTGTTGCCCTTTTACCGATCCCAAGGGTTTTAGATTCAAGGCAGGGGGACATTGGCCCGAAAGGACAAAAGAACGTCTCACAAGCTATCCTGGCGTTGATGAGACTCCTCAAATACATGGTTCTGGCTGGTTTATGACTAAAGATAGATACTTTGAGTTGGGTGGCTTCCCCAACATAGATCCATATGGCCACGCTCAAGAACCCATATGGTTGGCACTAAAAAACTGGTTAGGTGGAGGTAAAGTAGTGGTCAACAAAAAGACTTGGTACGCGCACTTGCACCAGCAAGGAAACAAACGTGGTTATCATATGGACCATGCTCAAGAGGTCAAGTCTTACGATATAGCAGCTAAGTATTGGGTAGGAGATAAGTGGCATGAAAGGTTACATGATTTTAGTTGGTTTGTAGAGAGGTTTATGCCTATGCCTACTTGGCCTGAGAACTGGAAAGAGTTGTTGCATAAATGGCAGGAGGAAAATGTCTAACAATATGAATGTCAGTGTTAATTACGGGACACATCTAGCACCGTTAATAAAAGTAATGTCTTTGACTGATGGGGACGTATTGGAACTTGGGACCGGGGTATTTAGTACCCCATTTTTACATTACTCATGTATGTTAGATGGCCGAAAGCTGGTTTCCTATGACAATAGCCCAGAATGGGACAAGTGGATAGACTACTATCGAGCGCCACACCATGAAATTAAACTTATTGAGAATTGGGATGATGCAGAGATAGAGAAACTTTGGGACGTGGCCTTGGTAGATCATTCGCCATCAGACAGAAGAATAGTAGATATTAAACGCCTGGCAAATTGGGCTAAATATATTGTCGTCCACGACACCACTAAAACTTATTATCACACCTACAAGTACCACTTGATACATCCCCTATTCAAATACAGAAAGGTTTGGGAGGGAGATCAAAGACGAACTGACGTTTTCAGCAACTTTGTTGACCTGGAGGGCTTATGGAAACAAATACCTACAATTACATAATTAAAAAATACAACATAGAAGTTGGCAAACAGTATATTATCGACATTCCCAACATGAGTCGTAATGACATGGCCGAATTGTTTGGAGAACTAGGCTTCAATAAAGGCGCTGAAGTTGGAGTAGAAAATGGTTACTATTCCGAAATTCTGTGTAAAGCTAACCCCAACTTACATTTAAGTTGTATTGATCCCTGGTCGGCAGGAGCTTATGAGGAAGGAATAGATGCCATTGATGTAGAGCAGAAAAAATATGACGAAAGATACGAAGAATGCGTAAAAATACTTAAACCCTACAATTGCACAATTATTAGAAAAGGCTCAATGGAAGCCTTGGAGGATTTTGAAGATGAATCACTAGACTTTGTATATATTGACGCTAACCATGACTTCCCAAACTTCACAAATGACCTACACTACTGGTTAAAGAAAATTAGGCCAGGAGGAATAGTCTCAGGTCACGACTATGCAATTTTCTCTTACAAGAAACACAACCACGTCAAGAGGGCCTTGGAAGGATATGCACGCAGTTACCGTATGCAACCCCTATTTATTGTGGGTTCATTGGAATATGACAAAGGGACGACTAAGCCATCAGCCACAAGGGATAAATACAGAAGTTGGTTCTGGGTCAAAAAATGAAAAAATATAAACTTGTTTATGTTGAATGGCACGACGCAATAAGCAATGAGGGTATATCTGCTTGGAAAACAGCAGAGGAAGTGAAAGAGTGGGGTGAGGGTCGTGATTGGATTGTAGAAAACGTTGGATGGTTACTAGAAGAAACAAAAGAATATATTGTTCTTGCAGCTAAAAAAAGCGATAAAAGTTCAGACGATTATGACCAACAGTACGGGTGCTTGTTTAAAATTCCTAGAACATGGATTAGGAAAAAGAAGGTATTAAAGATATGAACACACTAGATCATATAGTCAATAAGTTTGGACTGGATGCTACCAGTAAGTCTCCGATTGAGATTCACAACATCAACCGGACTATTATGGTTAAAACTTTGGCAGAGTTGGGATTTAGTGTTGGTGCAGAAGTAGGAGTAGCTGAAGGATATCATGCAGAAGTTCTTTTGAAGAATGTTCCTGGGCTTCATCTCAGTTGTATAGACGCTTGGAAACACTATCGGGGGTACAAAGAATATGACAACTTGGATAAAATGTATCACGAAACCGTCTTGAAGCTAATGCCATATAATACAGCGATTTATAGGGAGTTTAGCATGGAAGCTGTAAAGAAATTTGAGGATAATTCCTTAGACTTTGTTTACATAGATGCCGCACATGATTTTGTTAATGTTGCAATGGATATTTGCGAGTGGTCAAAGAAGGTAAAAGTAGGAGGTATTGTCTTCGGCCATGACTTCAAACGATCTAAAAGGAATATTGTTGACGTTAAAGACGTAATTCCGGCTTATTGCTACGCTAAAAATATCCACCCTTGGTTTATCCTCACAAACGATATTAGAGACCCAAACTTTGGCCCAGATAATCCGGGGTGGATGTTTGTACGCCAAGAAGGAGATCGGCCATGAAGGAAGTTGTGGGAAGTGGTGATATTGCCCAAGTGTTACAAGAAGCAAATAAAGACGTTCTCTTTTTTGCTAGTGGAGTTAGTAATAGTTCTGAGTTACGAGAGTCTGAGTATCGAAGGGAAAGAGACCTTTTATTAGAACAAGATAAAACAAAAAGACTCGTTTACTTTAGTTCATTATCAATCTTCTACGCGGATACAAGGTACACACGGCACAAAGAGGAGATGGAACAAATGGTTAAGGACAATTTTCCCGACTATTGCATAGTTAGAATAGGCAACATCGTTTGGGGTAAGAACCCTAATACTTTAATAAATGCTATGCGTAACCAAGTAAAAGCTGGAGACCCACTAGAAATCAGGGACACTACCAGATATATTGTTGATAAAGACGAATTTTTGCATTGGATAGGCTTAATACCTCATGATTTCAACTGCGAAATAAATGTCCCTGGTAGACGAATGAAAGTTGCAGAAGTAGTAAAGGAGTTTGTCTTATGAAAAAAGTTGATATAAGCACGGGGAAGTATCCCAATATATTTACTTTAGTTGACGATGAGGACTTCGAGTATCTCAACCAATGGAAATGGTATTTTGACGTATATGTTAAAAGAAAAGAATGGTTACCCGATAAAAAAATATATAGAGACCTTTATATGCATAGGGTTATAAATAATACTCCAAGTGGATTGGAAACAGACCATATAAATAGAAATAAGTTAGACAATAGAAAATCCAATTTACAGACTTGCACTAGAAGTGTAAATCAGAGAAATAAAGGTATCCAAAAAAACAACACCTCTGGTTACAAAAATCTTTATTTTGACAGTCGAAACGAGAGATGGAGAATACGTCTACAAACAAGTAAAAAGAGAAAAGACTTTGGATATTTTCCCAGTCTTGACTTGGCCTTAATCACATATAAGGAGTTGGAAAGGAAAAATATTTTATGATCTCCATTTTTGCCAAAGAGATGTTTTTGAATATTAATCCACATGAGCCGTTAAGACTCAGGGTGAAACCCATTCCCAAGAATGCTGGTCATGCTATGCGTGTATCCTCAATGATTAGAGGAGATCAGATAGCCGATCAGATCGGAGCTAAGTTTAACCCCGAAAAAGGATACGAGAATGACGTTTGCATCTATGTGAAGCCGATGGTAAGGAAGAATGAAGATTTTAATTTTGAAGGAAAACCATACCTAGATATCGTTGATGGGCATAATTTGGGACAGTTGCTTATAAAACATCCTGAAGTAACGGTGATTGTTTGCTCTAAAATAGATTTTGTTACTATGTCTAGCGTAGTACCCAACAAGATTGTTCTTATTCCTCAACATCATTGTAACTTTGAACGAGTTAAAAGAACTAGACAGGAGATAAAAACGGTAGGGGTTATTGGAACCAAGGGAGCATTTACACTTCTTCCTAAAGGTTTGAGGGAGGAATTAGCAAAAAGAGGTATGGAGTTACTAGAGTTTTCAAGGTTCTTTACAAGACAAGACATTATAGACTTTTACCTGAAAATAGACGTACAGGTTGTTTGGCGACCCTATAAGAAACTATTATCTAATCCATTGAAGATGGTTAACGCTGCTTCTTTTGGTATTCCGACAATTGCACTGGATGAACCAGCTTTCAAGGAAGTAGAAGGGTGCTATCTACCAGTTAATAACCTAAACGAGTTCTTATTTGAATTAGACAAATTAAAGGAAAATCTTTGGATTTACTCAAATTATAAAAGTAAATGTCTCGAAAAATCTGAAGAGTATCATATTGAAGCTATCAGTAAACTGTATAAGGAGCTTGATAATGGCTAAAATTGGTATTATAGGCCGAGGCTGGGTGGGTCTTGCTATGCTTAAACTTTTCCCAGAGGGTTGGGTATATGACAAGCCATTGGGAATAGGCAAACCCGAAGATGTAAACAGTTGTGAAGTTACTTTTGTGTGTGTTCCGACTCCTGTAGTGCGAGAAGGAAAATTGGATACTTCGATTGTTGAGGAGGTAGTATCATGGTGCGAGTCCCCTTTAATTGTTATTCGTTCTACAGTAAACCCCGGCACTTGTGATTATCTTGAAAAAAAGTACAACAAGAGAATTGTTTACCAACCAGAATATCTTGGGGAAACAGCAGCACACCCATTTCTGGATATGAAAACCAGACCATTTCTAGTTATTGGAGGGAAGCAGGAGGATCGCAAGAAACTTATAGACCTATACACCAAGGTATATAACGCCAATGTAAATATTCGTCAAATTAGCAATCTTGAAGCAGAAGTGATAAAGCTATCAGAGAATAGAGCTATCGCTTTTAAGGTAGCACAAGCTCAAGAATTATATGATGTTTGTGAAAAAGCAGGAATAGATTATTACACAATAAGAGATACGGTTTACGGAGACGACCCCCGGTTCAATCTTTGGTGGACATTTGTTTATCCAGACAAAAGAGGCATGAACTCTAAGTGTATCCCCAAAGATGTATACGCTTGGTGCGCATGGGCCGAGAGTTTGGGATACAAGCCGAAAGTAACTAGAGCTTTATTAGAGAAAAATAAACAATGGATCTCTCAATCTTAATCCCAGCGCGTAACGAGGAGTTCTTGGGTCGCACTATCCAAGACCTCTTGGAAAACATTGAAGGAAATACTGAAATCATAGTTATTTTAGACGGTTATCTTCCAGATCCCCCACTAGAACCAGATTCGAGGGTAACTATAATCTATAACCCAGTATCGGTGGGCCAGAGGGCAGCAGCAAATCAAGGCGCAAGGCTCGCAAAAGGTAAGTATTTAATGAAGGTTGATGCTCACTGTGCTTTTGACAAAGGGTTTGATGTAAAAATGATTGACGCTTTCAAGGAAGCTGGAGACAACGTAACAATGATTCCGGTGATGAGGAACCTCCACATCTTTGATTGGGTGTGTGATGAGGGCCACAGACGCTACCAAAGCCCTTCTGGAGTGTGTGAAACCTGTGGAAAGCCGACAACTAAGGATGTGGTTTGGTTCCCCAAACCCAGTCCAGCAACCCATTCTTTTAGGTTTGACAAGACAATGCACTTTCAATACTGGGGTGAGTGGTCAAAGACTCAAACAGGAGATTTGAGAGAAACAATGAGTATCCAAGGCTCTTGTTTTATGTGTACAAAAGAAAAATGGTTTGAGCTAGATATTTGTAGCGAGGACTTTAATAGTTGGGGCCAACAGGGAGTTGAGGTTGCCTGTAAAACTTGGTTGTCGGGAGGCCGGGTAATAGTCAATCTGCGGACATGGTATGCACACATGTTTAGAACCAGGGGTGGAGACTTCGGTTTCCCGTATTCTAATCCCCAAGACAAAGTTAATGAGAACAGGGAAATGTCGAGAGAGTTATTTCAAAAGGACAAGTGGCCTTTAGCTACTCGCAAATTTCAATGGATTTTGGACAAGTTCAACCCTCCGGATTGGGAAGTTACCAAAGGAATAATCTATTATACGACTAATGAATTAGACGAGAAGATTGCCAAACCAGTCCGAGATCAGCTTCTAAAAATCAGTCAAAACAAAAGAATAAATATTGTTAGTTCATCTCTCAAGAAGATGGACTTTGGAGTAAAAAATGTGCGGTTCCCCACAATGAAAAAGAGTTATTTAACTCTATTTAAGCAGATTTTGGGAGCATTAGAGAATAGCAAGTCGGATATTATCTTCTTTTGTGAGCATGACGTTTTGTACCACCCTTCACATTTTGATTTTAACCCGACAAGAGAAGATACTTTTTTCTACAACCAGAATGTTTGGCTTCTTAGAAATACAGACGGACACGCTCTCCACTATGACGTTAATCAGTTATCAGGACTTTGTGTACATAGAGATGCAGCTATTACTCATTTTAGAGAAAGGTATGCGTTGGTAGAAAAAGAAGGATTTACTCGTAATATGGGCTTTGAACCTTTTACTCACGGCAGGGTTCAATGGAAAAATCAATTCAAATATGAAGCCTGGAAGTCGGAGTTTCCCAATGTGGACATAAAGCATGGGGACAATGCTACAGGCCAAAGATGGAAGAAAGATCAATACAGAAATCAACAGCTTCTTATCAATTGGACAGAGAGTGAAAACTGGGATATCCCTGGGTGGGATCCCAACAGTCTAATTGCCTTCAAATAAATCCATGCTCTAATCTTGGGGTATGGCAGTTGTAGATTCATATTCTGAAGCAAACCAAGATTCAGAACAATTTATTCAAAGTGGGGGAAACAAAGTATTTGGGCAATCTTTTAAGCCAGGTGCCGATTACTTTTTGGATGACGCTAAGTTTTATATAAGAAAGTCTACGACGGGTACAAATACGGGGACAATGGTTGCCCGTATTTATACTGACACTGGAACCTATGGCACTACTATAGTATCTGGGGACTTACTTGCAACCTCGGCGGGAATAGATTTGTCTACTCTTACTACCTCTCTTGCTTTAGTAACTTTTACTTTTTCTGGAGACCAGCGATACGGGATGGCCTCTGGAGTAGCTTACATCATTTCTATAGAGATGGAAACTCCTGCTACTTCCCCTGCGGCTTTGTTTATTGGATATGATGGCTCCTCTCCAAGCCATGGCGGAATTGCGGGGTTTGATGATACCTATGGTGAGTGCAATAGCACTTTGGCAGATTCAGATTTGTGTTTTTATGTAGATGGAACGGCTGGTTCTCCTTCGGCATCACAAAGTCCATCTGCTAGTGCGAGTAATTCGCCGTCAGCGAGTGCGAGTGCAAGTAACAGTCCGTCTGCTTCACTTTCACCCAGTGCATCAATTTCTCCTTCTGCCTCTTTAAGTCCGAGTGCATCTTTATCGCCTTCTTCTTCAGGGTCTGCTTCAGAAAGCAAGTCGCTTTCACCCAGTGCAAGTACCTCAGCTTCCTCTAGTGCCTCAGCATCAGCGAGTGAGAGTGCCTCAGCATCAGCGAGTGAGAGTGCCTCAGCATC